AAGCCCTTCCTTGGTCTTCAGCGCATCAGGGATGCCGCCTTTAATCGACCCTGCCTTGCCCTTTACGGCACTCGCCGCCCGTGCAAGAGGGCTTCGGCTAACAGGAGAGGCAATCTTGGGCATCACTCCCATCTGCGGGGCAGAGATGTTGCCGTACACAGACCCTGACGACGCGGCACTAGGCGCGGCAGCGGCAGCAGAGCTACCAGCTCCACCCGCCATCGTCGGCTGGAAGCTGCCCATTGCGCCATAGGACGACGGGGCACCAGCGGTCAAGCCAACCTGCGGAGCGCCTGCCAACGTCTGCACAGCGCCCGTCTGCCCTGTCGTCTGGGTGAGGGCACCCAGCTTCGGAGCGCCCGTCAGCTTATCAATTGGACTTGCGCCGCCCGTAAAGAGTTGGCCAAGGCCACCCTTTGCCGCCTGACCCAGCTTGGCCCCACCGTAGCCACTCAGGCCACCTTTGACAGCGCCACCCACGTCAAAGCCGCTGAAGTACCCCTTGCCTTCCTTGTCGCCACCCAACGCCGCACCCAACGCCGCACCGACCAGCGGCCCAACGCCGGGGATAAAGCCAGCGGCAATCGGGGCCACCGTCTTAATGAGCGTCTTGTTGCGGTCATACACGCCTGCCAGTCCACCACGCTTCCGTGCCATGTCTGCTTACCTCATGAGTGTTAAGTGTTACTTGGCTTTCGTCCGTGCCACAGCGGCATTGTCCACCAGATTCGGATACGGTCGTCCTGCCGCCTTCGCCCTCGCCTTCGCCTGCGCCTTCTGGTTGGCGGTCAGTGTGGTCGGCTTGTCCCCTTTCGGGGCAGGCTTCTTCCAGAACGCCACCTTTCGCTTGTTCATATTTCCCCAATCTTGTTCATGGTGGCGATAAGCGAAGCGGTCGATGGGGATACAGCAGTTGCAGCACTGGCACTTAGAGAGACGGCAGTACTGGTTGTTGCCCAGTACAACTCCACATAGGAATTGACGCCAAGAGACAAAAAATAATTCCACGCTGGAAGTACATGGCCGTTAACCGACCCGTGTTTTGAGGGGACAGACACGCGCCCAGTAGACCCGACAACGTCCACCCCATTGACGCGAACCCATACATCAATGTCATGCTCAAGGGAGCTTGTGTTAATAAACTGGCCGCTCCACTGGAAATTGTAGACGCCTGCGTAGTTGGCCCTCATCTGGGCACTTGACACTAGCGTGGTACCAGACTCAAAATCTATCGTGTTGAACGTAAATCGCGTTGCGGTATTTACAACAGCCGTTTGTGTTGTTGTGTCCTCCCACCCGCCGTACCGTGCCGTCCCGCCAAGATTCGCCCACGCGCCACTGACATAGATGTAGATAACCCCTGTGTCCGTCGCTGCATACACACTCCCCTCGCTCAACGTGGTCGGTCGCCGTGCCAGCGGCCCAGACTGCACATGGATAGTCGTATCAGCGTCGTGGTTGGTCAGGGCTTGCGCGACGATGTTGTCGTTGGCGCGGACAATGTTGGCGTCGATCTGCCCTTGCGCGTTGACAGGTCCGGTCAGCGAACTGACGGCGTACTGCCCGAGTTGGCTGCGGAGGAGGTTGAGGGTAATGGCATTGCCACTGAGCAGGAACGTGCCCCGTGCCGCTGCTAGAACCTTGGCAGGGAACACCGTGGCATTTTGTCCCGTCAAGCTGAACGTGCCACGGGCGGCGGTGATCGTGCGACCAAGGCCAAACGTGGCCGCTCGTCCCGTCAAGGCAAACGTGCCACGGCTGGCGTTCAGCACGACCCCACGGACCACAAGGGCGGCGTTGCCCGTGAGGACAAACGTGCCACTCGCAGCCGACCGTTGCTGAATCTGTGCCGCAGGCTGCCCCGTCAGGATAAAAGTGCCCACCTCCCCGACAAGAGTCTGTGCCCTTACAAACGAAGCCGCATTGCCCGTAAGGACAAAGCTGCCCGTGCTGCTGGTCCGCCGTAACTCAACGCCAATGGCAGAACCCGTCAGCGCAAACGTGCCAGTACTGGCCGAGAGCGTGTTGACCGGATCGGGTAAGCTGCTAAACGCGACCGCAGAGAATGGCGCAAACGCAAACGGAGCGCCAACGGCAACGTCAGTGGGCGCTTGCGCTTGTGCTAGGGCACTAAACGCGACGGCAGCAAACGGGGCGAAGCCAAACATCGGTTACTTCGCTGGCGGAACGGGCCACGCAGGCGGATTGAACGGGTCAGCCACCGTATCCATGTAATCCCGCAACTGCTGGCGGTAGGTCGCCCACTCGGCCCGCTTCTCGTCCGTCAGCGGCACATCAGGCAACTGCGTGTAATCTGTTGCTCCTAGCTGCCAGTTGCGATCTGCCCTAATCTGAGCCTGCTTTTGCTCATCAACGTGCGTTTTTTCAACGGCGTTCATCTGTACAACAGACCACGCCTGTCGATAAATACCCTGTGCGTCCTTGACGGGAGAGCCTTCGATTGCTTTTTGATATGTGTCAAGGATTGGTTGCGGGGTAAACTCATACATGCCATATCCAAACGGTTCAACATCATTTGGCGTCAAGGCCGTTAAAAATGATGTATTCGGAAACAACATTCGAAAGTTTGACTCCGTGACTGCATAGCCTACGGGTGTGCTGTTTTCAAGTTTAATAAGCATGGTTGCTCCGGGCCGTTACGCGCCGACGTTGGTTGAAGGGAATTGCCGAACGACTCCAGACCATACGATTCTGACAGCCCCGCCTCCACCGTTACCAGCGGCAACGGTATTATTATTTGGCCCGCCGTAACTGGCCCCGCCGCCGCCATATAGACCTGCCGTAGCAAAAGTAGCCGCAGTTGTCCCACCTGACCCGCCGCTCCCCGGCTGTCCATTGACAAGCGTTGTAACGTCTGCGCCGCCTGCGCCGTTGCTACCCTGTCCATACAAATCGACGCCACCGCCCGCCCCGCCATAGGTGGACGGGGGAATGGTGAAGTTTGAAGCTGCCCACGCGCCACCGCCACCAGCACCCCCCGCCCCGCTCTGTGCTGATATGCTGACTCCGTTCCCTGTGATGGAACCTCCCCCATTGCCGCCATTGCCGCTGTAGCCGCCCGCGCCACCGCCCCCCGGCGTAGTATACTCGCCAGATGTGCCCGTTCCAGCACCGAAGGTTAAGGTGCCACCGCCATTGCCGCCGCCCGTGTACGTTCCAGAGTACACGCCAGCGCCACGCGGCCATGTCCCAGCAGTCTGGTTAGTTATCAGCCCTCCGCCCGCAACGCACGAAAAGGCGGAACTAAGCCCCCCATCGGTGCCGTTGCCGTTTGAAGTGCCGGTGTGAGCGGAGCTACAGCCTGTTCCGCCCACGCCGACAACGACCGTGTAAGACGTTCCCGGTGTTACCGACACATTGTTTAGATACGCCAGCGCACCACCGCCGCCTGCTGCATACCGATTGTTGCCACCACCACCGCCGCCTATACAGACAACCGATACGGAGGTCACTCCTGATGGTGCAATCCAGCTATACGTTCCGGGGGTAGTATAAATTTGCTGGCCCCTACCTCCACTAGATGCCCCCATCATTAACCGTTGCGTTAATTGATCCATAATGCAGCCTCAGCTTGTGTAATCGACCAGCGCAGAACCGCGCCAAGTAGTGCCTGCATTACTAGTAGCAAACATAAACAAATGAGTTTTGCCAGCAGTCAATACCGGCGCGGTATTGTAGGACCAGTACACGCTGCCCGGCCATGTTACTACGCCGCTGGTTTGAGTTAACGCCAACGTAAAGCTGTAGCTGCTGCTGGCCGGTGCCGAGCTAAAGGTAAAGGTCGATGCTCCATTAATGGTTTTTGTAAAATAATTTCCTAAACTGCAATCAATGTCCAACGCTGCGACGGCGACGATGTTGCTGCTGTATCTGCCTGCCACTGTCAACGCCGTCAGTGATCCCACGCTGGTAAGGCTTGATGCCGTCACGCCACTGGCCAACGTCGCGCCCGTCAACGTCCCAGCCGCTGCGGTCACCGTATCGCTGGCACCTAATGCAATACTGACGCCGTTGACCGTCACCGCGCTATTGGTCAGGCTGGCGTTGCCAATACTTGACAACGTGTTGCTGCCCCCGCTGATCGTCTTGTTGGTCAGTGTGGCGGCGTCCGACGTGGTTACGGCTCGTCCTGCGCTATAGCTACAGAACACGTCCTTGGTGCCTGCACTAAAGTTGACGAGCGACCCACCATTGCTGCTGGACAGGACGGTATCCCGCGACAACGTGCCCGTGCCCGTTGTCCCGATGCCGACTTCCCAGTCGCTGCTCACCGCAATGGTGTAATACACGGACGCCGCGCTGCCAAAGGCGGCACTGAACGTCTGGTAGCCAGCGGGCGCGCCCGCTAACGTCAGCGTGCCCGTGCCCGTCGTGGTGCTACTTTCTCGTACGCGATCTGCGACCAACGGCATAGCGTTCCCCTCTTACTGGAGCGTGAGAATACCGTTGACCTGATCGAAGTCTACGACCAGCGAGTCACCACTTGCCAACGTGATGCTAGAGCCGTAGTCCCAGAAGCCGATCAAGTTGCCCGCGACAGGCGTTGAGTTGTAGATCACCGCATACCGCAACGGGCCAACGCTGCCAGACATCGGGCCAAACGTCACGTCGCTGCCGATCAGGGAGTAGAGGCCAGCGGTCTGTGACGACGTGGTGATGGTGACGGCATTGCCGCCAGCGGTGTAGCCGTTGCCCGCCGTGATCTCCGTCAAGTCCGCCTTGACCGCGTTGGCGGCGACAGGGGCCGTGTTGGTCAGCATGACCTTCAGCGCGTCAGAGCCAAGGTTGTGAACCTTTTCTGCGACGGCTTCGACAAAGGGGTTGAACTTGGTAAACGTTGCCATGTGTTTCTCCCTGTTCTATCAGTGAATCACGAAATGCGAATAAGTGCGATTGTTGCAGAAGACACGGTGCAAGTGTTTCCAGCCGCAAACTTGTAGCCAGTAAGCGTACACAATCCACTGGCAGACGTAACTACCAGCATAATTGAAAAAGGGACGTAATATCCTGTTGGATTTGCACTTGAACTGCCTAAAACACCAACAAATTGCGTAACACTTCCGCCGCTAGCTACAGCTAAGTCTATTGACACACGCTCTAATGCAGCAGACCCTGCGCTTGCACCGACATACCCGCTGGCAAGTATTAAATAATTCCCAGTAGAAGGAAGAGTAGTAGAGACAAGAGATGTTGAAGACGTTGCAAGCGTAATAGTGGTTCCAAGAGTTGCAGACGTTAAAAGACCAGAGACGCTTCCCGTAAACGTGCTGTTGGTCAACGTTGCGCCACTAATTGTTCCATTGTTTCGGGTAGAGCCAGTCGCCGTAATGGTGCCAGTTTCAGTGTGCGTGGGGATGGTTGTGCCACTCGGAACCGTCAGAGTAACTGGGGCCAACGTCCCACTGACCGTCAGGTTGCTTGGGAACGTAAAGTTGCCTGCCCCAAACGTCCCTGCCGTAACGTCGCTGGCTGCTACAGTTGTCGGGCCACTAATGCTTCCAGCGGTCAACGTTCCGGTCACGTTCAAGTTGCCCGTGACCGTCGAGTTGCCTGTTGCACTGATAACGCCAGCCGTCGTGGTGCCCGTCAGTGTCGGCGTAGGGATGGTTGTGCCACTCGGGACGTTGATCGTGGACGGCGTAAGGGTGCCACCTGTCATCGTGCCCAACAGCGACGGGCTGGTCAGGATCGTGCCGCTGGGCAGACCAACCGTGCCCGTCAACGTCGTCGTCCCTGCGACCGTCAAATTGCCCGTAATAGCCACGTTGCCTGCCGTGGGGATATAATCCAAATTCTCCCACGCCGAGCCGTTGTCATAAAACAACTTGACGCTGCCCGTGTCCGTCGTCATCCATTTCCGCCCAACCGTTCCTGCGGCGGGACGGGCAGCAAGTAGGGAGGACTGGATGTGAATACCCGGATCGCTGTCATGTGCGACATACGCATCACGGGTCGTGTTATCGTTGCCTTTGACCACGTTGGCATCCAACGCATCGCCGTTCGATGGATTGGTAAACGCCGCTACGCCGTGTTGTCCGACTGTGGTTGCCATTAACGTCTCCCGAGCGTGAATCCTTCAAGTTGAAATCGGCTGAACACTGGGATTGCCGCCCCAGAGTCGATGATCGTAATGTCCGTGTAATAGCCTGTCCCACCTAACTGGATACGGTAGTTCTTGCTGCTTGGGCCACCCCACACGCCATTGACCTGACCATAGGTTCCCGTGCCCCACAAGCCAGCCGAAGAGAGGGGCAGGGTGTACGATCCTGCATTGGCGTCCGTACTCCATGTGACCGAGCACGAATCGCTCCCGCTCAACTGCGCGGTGAGGTAGCCAAAGCGGAGAGACTTGGCTTGCGCGTCGTCGCCCGAATACAGCCGATGCAACTGCACACTCAGGCTGTACCGTTCACCCCCCGTTCCAGTCGCCGTGACGTTATCAAGATACACGTCTGGCGCATCACAGAGGCTGATAAACCCACTGGCATCCCCTCGCAGACAGACGGGGAGGCCCGCCGTATTCAGCGTCTCAAAGAGAGTGGTGGTCGCGGGCGAGAGGTAGCCTGTGTCCCACGGCCCTGACCATGACCGCAGCACGGTGTGGTAGATAAACACGCCAAACCCCGGCAAGCTGATCCAGAGTTCGCGGGTCGAGCGGTTGAAGGTGGATCGGATCGCATCGAACTGCGCACTGCTCATCGCACGAATCGGCGCTAGCGTCGGGTCTGGCTTGTCCACCGTTCCGACAGAAGCCACTTCCGCTTCGTTGACCATATAGAGGCCACGTTCGGAGATGAAGTACCCCAAATTGCCGATAGAAACAATGCTATGCTTCGCAATCGTGCCCACATCGGACGTAACCCCCTGCGGAGAAACCGTAATGTCGTCCTGACCATACCCCGTCAAGCGGGAGATGCCACGACGGTGAAAGATCATCAACGACGTGTTAATCGACGCCAGCCCAACAATCGTTTCGTCGGCAAAGGTGCGGACAATAATCTGCCCGCCTGCATTGGCTCCATCACCCAGCGACATCCCATCATTCAACGCCGAGTAGAAGATGGAGTCAGGGAACGCCGTACTGCCCGCGCCCCAGAGCCGCTGGTTGTGAACGACAATGGTGCTGACGGACGCCGTGCTGGCAATGTTGGTGGTGAACGTGGTGCCATCCCATTTGTTCAGCAGGCCACCGTCGGCCACATAGACCACATCGTTGCTGGGATCACGGAACTGGGCAAAGGACGGGGCCACGGTGGTACTCAACGCCCCCGTTTGCGTGGTCCACGTTAGCGGGAACGTCCCATAGGTGGTGGTGAACAGCAGCCCGTTTGACACGGCCATGAGTTCTTGTGTGCCACCGTCCTTCCGCCATGTGTAGCCGTTCAGGATCGACGTACCCGTAATGGCGGCAGACACCCGCTGCGTCCCGCCCCGCTTGGTCACGGCCCCGTAGTCGGTCAGCCGAGCGTTGTTGGCTCTCCGCAACTGGTTTGGGGCCAGAAGAATGTCGTCGGAGACATTGTTCAAGCCGCCGTCCATCGACGGTTGCTGGTCGGTTACCCGTTCTCCAGCAGCCATTAGCCGCCACTCCAGTCATACTTCACGTCTGGATAGGCCATACGGGTCGGGTTGATCGTGCGGCGGCGGAGATCGTCGAGGAGGGTTTGCCGCTCGTCGTTGGCCAACGCCTTGAAGCTTGCCGCTGCGGTCAATTCTGCACCACCCTTCATCAGCAGCTTGTAGGCCGCATTGATCGCCAACAGTTGTTCGCTGTTGGAAGGGAAGGGCACAACCGTCGCATCCGTTGCCAAGTCGATCAACGCCGTGGGCTTATAGTTGACCGCGACATAGAACGGGGAGGCGGTGCCGAGTGGGAGGATTTGCACCACCTCTCCTACCAAGTAGTACAGCTTGGGGTAGGTCGGCAAATACCCGCTGGTCGTTGCCAACGGCACGTTCTGGAACTCGGTCTGCCCGTACAGGATGTTCCCGTCTGACAGCGACAAGATGCGATAGAAGTTCTTCTGCGAGTCGCCTGAACCCGTCGAAAGCGAGGAGAAGGGGATTTGCCCGTTCGCATCACTGCTCAACGTCAGTTGCTGAAACGTGTAGTACGGCGCAGCGTTGAGGATGTTGGACCACTCCTCATCGTACACGCCGTTCAGCACCAGCTTAATCGTCTCGTCTGACCACCGTGTGGAATCGACCGCATCCATGTACTCGCGGGTCATTGCAACAAGCTGTGCGCGGGTCATCTGTGCCATCCCTTCTCTCCTTAGCTCACTTTACGAGGGCGTCCACGGCCACGCCGCATGGTAGACGGATCGGCACTATCCAGCACTTCCCCAATGGCGCTGTCCATCGCCGCAGACATCATCCCCGTGTTGTAGTTCTCCACGGAGTCGGTCAACCGCTGGATGTCTTCTCGCGGGAAGGTACGGACCATCTTGCTTAAATATGACGGGGCTTCGTCGGGGCTACATCCCAGCGGCAGATAGCCAATGATGTCATAGGCCATTCGTGCGTCGTAGCTCTCGCGCTGCACCCACTCCCATCGGCGGTCATCGGGTTGCCACTCCATGCACACAGACCATGTAGGCACTCCTGTGTCCATCAGCCGCAACTTCAGTCCGCTATGCACCTCCCGAAGCCGCCGCTGAATCTCAGGCGACGGCTCGGGGATGCCCGCAGGATTCACCAGAATCACGGGCTTGTTCATGCTACTCTTGCACCAGCAGTTCGATGTTGACCGTGATGTCGTCGGGCTGCACTGAGACAGCACCCACGGTCACCATCGCCACCCGAAGGCTGCTCGCCGTGGTCAGCGTCCGCTGGGCGTCCGTGGTCGAGGTCAGGAACACAAACTGCAACGGCGTGTCTGCCGTCTGCGTGTTGATGTTTAGGCCCTCGGTCAAGGCGACTGCCGTTGCGCCCGTCATTTCAAACAGCGTGACGACACACGACGTCGCGGCGGTCGGGTACGTCCCAGCACACAGGGTCGCCCGATTGACATACGCCTTGGCAGGGAACCCGCCAATGTTGTGGTTGTCCGTGCCAGCCGCCAGTGTGCCCGTGTTCAAGCGGCCACTGTTTAGCGGGACAGGCAGCGTCCCAAGACGCCCCGGCTTTGGAGCAAAAAAGTTATACGCCATCTGAAGTCTCCAAGTTGATCCCAATGGGGGGCAGCAGCCGAAGTGCTACCACCCCCCACCGCGACTTTAGATGTGGCTGTAACGAGCCGTGTCCGTGTAGCCCGTGATCGAGCCATGCGCATTACGCGCCAAGCACGCGAGGTTACCGTACCAGCCATACGTCGTTTCAAACGCATCGCGGCCCGACAACCAACGCCACGGACCCGCGCCCTCGAACTCCACGAAGCCCCAATCCTTGGCATCCACCCACGACAGGGACGGGATGTGCAGGAGGTAGATCGTGCCAGCCGGGACGTAGTAGTCCGTCACGCACGGGATACCACAGATTTCAATGGCCTTGTAGCCACCCTTGATCGTGGTGCCGAACTCGCCAGCGGTAAAGCGACGCTGGGCGACCATCGACTCCATGAGCTTCTTCGCCAGACCGGGGGTGGTCATGAGGAGGAAGTCCTTGGGCTTCACATTAGCATCCTTGCCAGAACGACCGGCGATCTTCTGGATCAAGTCCCAGATGTCCGATTCGGTCGGCTGCGTGGCATCAGGCGTGTCCGTGCCCGCGACCATGCGGGTGGCATCCCAAATGCTGTACGTCGCATTGCTGATGTTGTGCAGCG